GAATAATATTATTAATAACAGCCAAAATTTAGTCAATGGTAATTTGGACAGTAGTAGATCCAATGCAACTAGAACCTGACCCGAAAGCACCGCTACAAGTATGGACTCCTGATGATAAAGAAGTCATTGCTCCAGATCCAAGAGTACCTCCAGATCCAACAGTAGTCTGACCAGACAAGTGAGGTAAAGCTGCTATACCACTAGAAGGAGTAACAGCAGATGGAGTGGCATCTCCTATTGTTACCGCTTCTGTAAGACTGAAGGCCGACCCTGCTGTTGTGATAGCTTTATCAGTCTGAATTAAACTTGGCACACCATCGGTGAGCGAGCCAACGTTCAGTCCTCCAATCGCACCTGAAGTTGTAGATCCACCTGAAGTAACAGAGGGAGTAATATTGTTACCAGATATTGAATAAGTCGTACCAAGCTTATTAGTAACGCTGTATGGCATATCTACAGTAATTTGTGCAGATGTTGTAAACTTCTGAGTTATATCTGCATATGAAGCAGGGCTAAAAATCAAAAGTAAAAGCGGAATAAATTTTTTCATGGTTTTGATTTAGTAGGGTCAACTTTAATAACTTCTGGTTTGCTTGCAATTATTTCAAGT